GATCTTGTTCTTGATTTCTAACTGTCTTTTCTCTCGCTGAATACGACGCAGAAAAGCGTAATGAATAATCTGAGTGAAATACGCAAAGGGATTCTGGGATTTCTCTGGGTTAAAGTTATGTATGTACTGAACACAGTTCTCAATTCCGTCTGAAACCATGTCCTCTTTAAACATGTAGTTGACGAAGTTTGGTTTAAACGAAAGGTGTGTAGCAATCTTTAAAAAACACTCACCAATATACCTTGGAATGGGAGGTTTAGGAAGTTCCTTGATTACTGCAATTTCTTTGTCTTCACGATACTTGATAAGTGCTGCCAGGAACTCTTTATTATTAACATAATGTTCCGACCTCTTTCTCTTTGCCATTGGTCTTATCATAAGTTTATCTCATAATATGTATAGATTATATCATCTTACTAAAGACTTGACAAGTTCTGTAATTATAGTAGAATACCTTTGTGGAGGTTGATAGGGATAGCTTTAGTTCTTCTTAAATAACTTTTCTAGGATCTCTTTTGCATCATTAATATTACCGATGCGTCCCATACGTCTGCTTATTTGTTTGTTATTGTCATCATCACTGTTGGAGGATCTAACATAGTCTTGATACATCATGATCATTTCTATATCAGATGATTCACTCATTGTAAGAATGTCAGCAATATTTAAAATGAACATATCTTCTGTGGTTGTTTTTAACCAGGGTTCTACCTTGTAACCAACAACACCAGATCTACTTTTAATTTCGTTAACGACAACTGGATTAGAAACAAGAAGCATAGTTCTATCTTCTTCTTCAGTAGCAGCTATCTTGGCAAAGATTTCTTCACCAGTTTTTAATTTTAGTGTTGCATAAAAATCGTCTTCTATCATACCTTTAACTCGATAGTGATTATCTCATAGTTAAAATTTTCTTCATTATATGTTTTAATTCTTTCTATAAAATGATTAAGTGTGTAGTTTTTTCTAGATTTGGTTGAACAATCATCTGCAATATCATACAGAGTTGCTTTTACTTTATCTTTTCCTTTTCTAAGAACTCGTCCAATACTCTGAAGATTGCGGATTCTGGACTTACTTGGAGAGGCAAAGATAACATTATGGAGGTTTTTAATGTTAATACCAGTAGAAAAAGTTCCATAGGATGCAACGATAATAGCGTTGTGTTCTCTTTCTGTAATTTCTCTAACTATCTCTCTTTCTTCAGCATCTACACCGCCATGTATAAAAAATACCTTACGGTCACCTCGCTTGTGTTTATTTATCTCCTCATAGAGTATGGCACCATGTGCTTCGACTCTTGCAAAAAGAACAAGTGAATTCCCTTTAAGATCAAGTGTTAGATTACGAATGAAACGATTACGTTTCTCGTGCCCTATTAAATACTGTATCTCATCTTCATAAACTTCAAACTTTTGTGGTGAATGTTTTAGAACGAGACACTGTATATCAAGTTGTGACAAGTGCCCCTGTCTCATCAATTCATCAGTTCTCGTTACCTTATATGATGGACCAAAGAGACCCTCTAACACCCACTTATGCGTCTGTGTGCCGTCTAAAGTTCCAGTAAATCCAAATCTATACTTGGCATGATGAAGTTTGGTCATGATGTTGATGAGAGACTTAGACTTGAATAAATGTGCTTCATCACCTATAATAACACCATAGTCTTCAAAGAAAGATCTTTCTAGTTTATAAACAGATTGCCAGGTTGTGATTGTTACTGGTGCTTCATTACTTTTTTCCTTACCAGAATAGATACGGTGACAATATGACTCAACATCTAAACCATAATCAAGAAAATCCTTGTACATCTGCTCTACAAGAGATGTCGTTGGAACAACTAAAAGGATTTTTTCTCCTCGGTCTGCATAATATCTCACTAGAGAATAAATCATCAATGATTTGCCAGAAGCAGTGGGGCTTATCAATAGCTTTCTATTGTGCTTTAGAGCTCCGTATACTCCCTCAACTTGGTATTTGCGAGGAGTGTGAGAACAAATAGAATTCATATAATCTTTGACACCCTCCATCGAGATATGATCATTCTCTTCATATGGAGTACCATAGAATTTATTATCTTCAAACTTATAACTATATCCGTAGTTATCGCAGAAAGATACAATCTTATCTAACAGACCAACATAGATCTGTTTAGATCGCATATCGTAAAGGTGAATCTCTCCATTCCAATTCCTTCCACGATACTGTGGCATAAATTTTGCATTCGGAACCTCAAACTTAAAGTGGTCTCTAAGTTCGTATTCTATATGAGGTTCTGTATTGATCTTTAAAAATACTTCGTTTGATTTAGATATAACAAGATTGGCAGTCGTATCAATCACGTAGACCCATTCATCTACGAATATTTATTACATATTACTGAACCTATGTTCTAACATTATTCTATAGAAATGATCCCGCATAGCCAAAAGGTTTTCTTGTTCCATAGGATCTCCGCCTGACCACTTCACACATGCCTGAGAAAGACCTGTGTGAATAATACGAACTGCTTCTATTGGCAATTCTAGGCGATAATAATCCTCTTCTTCTTCCATCAACCTAATCCTGCGTTGAATCTCATAAACTCTATTGCGTTTTTTATTTGATAGGTTCTATTAGTTATCTGTTTTAATATACTTTCAATATAGACAAGCATCGTGTCATAATAATCTATCTTTAGGCATACTGTAGATAATTTTTCATCCGCGTCAAGATACTTCTGCATGGTATCTTTATCACGAATTTTTTTGGGAAAAGGATTATCTACGTAGACATCAGGGTCAGCTTTACCACTGAAGTATTCATATCGTTCATGTCTGATATTCTTTCTTTGTTGCTCTGCTTTCTTTCTCATTAGAAAGATAGTGTTATACATTTCAAAATACTTCGCATGGAGAGAAGGAATTCCTAAAGATTCTTCATGTAGATTGTCTCTATCAATTTTTGAATCTTTTTCCCAAATCTCTTGAAGTTTATCAAGATCGATCATAAAGGACGATTACTCATATCAACTATATTGTACATAGTATACTTGAAACTTACCTCTGCTGTAAAGTATTCGATATCTGTATCAGTTGCATCGAAAGTAACAGTTGAAAGGGAAGTTGGAAATACATCTTTAAAAAAAACTTGAAACTTAGGAATTAAATTATTACTCAAAATTTGAAGAGTAGCATCTGAATAGATATTCAATCCTTCGTTTGCATATCCTCCACCAACATCACCTGGTCCAAGTTTTTGAAGATTTATAATATCTTTTTCAGATTCGGGATATCCTAATCCACGTATCCATTTCTGGATTTCCATAAAATTGCCAAGATCTTCATCGACTAAGAATCGAATTGTCAAATCTCCAAACTGAACTTTGTCTCCTGGAATATCAAGATCTCTCAGGTAAGTTGCCTGTGTTGCTGTTCCCATATCCATTGATGGGATGTTTGCTTGATTGCAAAAAAAGGCGACTTGAGGACTTCTTTTCAGGAGAAACTTAAATCCCGTTGGAGATAGAAAATTTCTATTCTCAATTTGTCTCGATGAAGTATCAGGCATTATTATTCGCTAACAACAGTAGCATCTGTCCATCCACCATTTTTTCCATCAGAGTTAGTCATGTCACCTGAAGGATCATTTGCATAGACTTTTCTCTCAGAAAAATCATCAGTCCATCTCCTGTTACCAGTGTAATAGACGTTTATGCTGGAATTAATTAAACTAGGTTTCTTAATGTGATATGCCATTTTTAATAGTTCTCTTCATTTTTATTTAGCATAAAAAAAGAGGGTCCGAAGACCCTCCAGTATGTATATGTGAATACGGATCACATGAGGTTCTTGACAGTAACGCGCTGATAGTAGCGGTTGCTGTTGACGCGGAGGCGTCCAAGTCCCTGAGTGGTTCCTTCTGCGAATGGGTTGGAAACAAGACCATAACGAGTCTTGAAGCCAATTTTGGGCTGGAAGGAGTTCTCTCCAACAGCACGAACCATTTGGAGGGGAACGTAAGGGCAATAGAACAGACCTGCGTCATAAGGGGAAGTACCCTTGTAACCAACAACGTAGTACTGGTTAGCAGCAGAGTTTGCAGAATAAGGATCGATATAGACACGATACTTACCTTGCAGAACACCAGCGAAGGTGTTACCCGTGTCATCAACGTTAAGGTTAGCGTTGAGTGCGGGGGTGTAGTCGAGCACACCAGCCATGGTCAGTGCAGACGCAACGTCAGCAGAACACATGATGATGTTGCCCTTTCCTCTACGAGTTCTTTGGGCGATGCGGTTTGCATCTCTCTCGATTTGGAACAGAAGACCTTTGAACTTCTCAACAGACCAACGTCCGTTTGAGTCGATGTCAAGGTCAAACTCACCTTGGGTTGCAACGTTGGTAGCAGCACCTTGCTCAGCAACCTTATAGATGGTTCTGATGACTTCTCTGTTGATTTCCGCAAGGATTTCAGTAGAGAGGATGTTAGCAAGTTCTGCTTCAGCGTTAAGACCGTGGATTGCCTTAAGGTCTTGTGCCAGTTCCAAGGAGTACTCTGCTTTCAGAGCTCTTGACTTGGCGGTTACAGTGACTTTCTCGATCGAGAATGCCATCTGGTTGAATGCTGTTGCACCAGTTCCGTCAAGTGCTTCAGCAGTATCGGTACGCATACCCTGACCTACATCGTAGGCAGTAGAGGTAGCGGAACCGGTTGGGTTCAGGACACCAGGATTAGTACCAGACTGACTGGTAGTACCAAGACCAGCAGCAACATCGGTGAAACCGTTGGTGTTGTTGAGTCCTGCGGGTTGTCCAGAGAACGCGGAATCGACTTCATCGAAGAAGGTCTCGCTTCCAGACTGATCGGTCTTACGGGAGCGCATCGCGAAGATGAGTCCAGTAGGTCCGCTCATTGGTTGAACGCCTGCGAGGTCATATGCGACCAGGTTAGGCATAGAGCGTCTGATCAAGGAGATCAGAACGGGGTCGAAACCAGCAGTAGGACCTGCAGCAGCAGAGGAACCGGTGAATCCACCGTTACCTACTTGGTTCGTTGGTTGCTCGGTAAGCATTCCGCCTTGATCGAAGGCAGACTGCTCACGCATAAATTTTTCTTGGTTTTCGAGCAGGACAGCGGTAACAGCTCTACGATGAGAATCTTGAATCTTATCGCATCCTTCAGCGTTTAGAAGGGGTGCCCACTTTTCCTGCAACTGTTCGGATTGGAACATTTGCTTTAAGTGTAATGTTTACGTTTGATTTAATGTTAAATTCAGTTTTGCTTTCCGAAAGAACCTAAGGTTCTGAGATAAGCAGCCATAGAATCAGAGTAAGACTCAGATCCTGCATGATCTACACCTTCAGAAAGGGTTTCGGACTTAGCATTGGAAGACTCTTTCTTAGAGTTGAAATACGACTCTTTGAGGGTTTCCAATTTGTCACGATATTGTGCTTCACTTTCAAACTCTACACTTTCGGAAAGTGAGGCGAGCTTCTCCTTCTGAGTAGACGCGAGTCCTTCAGAAACTTGATCAAGAATACTATCAGCGGTTGCTTCAGAGAGGCGACCGTTTAAATTGATATTCTTCTCAATCTGCTCGTTGAGTTTTGTCTCCATATCATCAAGTTTTTCTACCATGCTCTCAAGTACATCATACTTATCTTCAGGGATTGATACATAATGTTCTTCAAAAAGACCCTTCATTCCTTCAAGGAATGATTCGGTCATATCAGTCTTGAGACCTGCCTCAATGGCGAGTGCGTTTTCTTCAAACCACTCGTCAGAGACATACTCAAGATAAGAATCAACACGCTCTGCGAGTGACTCTTTAGCAGTAGCAACTTCTTCAGCAAATTTTTCTTGGTATGCTGCTTCTAGTTCTTCTTTAATACCAACAACCTTAGCGTTGATTGCTGCTTCAAAGATGGTCTTTGCCTTTTCTTTGAATTCTTCGGAGAGTTCCTCGCCACCGAGAAGAGCATTGACATCTTCTTCGACATCATACTCGGCAACGATTTCAGTCTCTTCTTCCGAAACTACATCTTCAGTGGAAACTTCTTCCTCTTCGATGGTTTCTTCAGATGAAACTTCTTCTTCTTCCTTCATGCCTTTCATGGGGTCTGCTTTACCTGCACCTTTAGTTACTACATCCTTAACTTGCTTAAGGGTTCCGCCTGGAGTCTTCAGCTTTGCTGAATCATCATCCGACTTGTAATTTTCTGGGGTGGGACCACCAAGATCCTCCACACTCGCTAACTGGGTTCCTGGATCTGCCATAGTAGGCATGGGATCAGCAGGTTTTGCCCCAGCATTAACAGCGGTGCGGGATTGCTGTGTCTTTACGTCCATTTCTTGTAATTTTTTGCCACGAGACATTTGAACTCTCCGTTTTTTCCGTATTAAAACTATATTTATTTATAAAACTAAAGATTAGATAAGAAGTCATTGAATAAGTTTAACTTATTCTCATCTAATTGTTTTTTATCTATAAGGGTATTGATTTGCTTGTATGTTTTTTCAGCAAACTTTTCACGAAGAATGCCTCCATCCCATACCCAATCTTTACCTTCCATGATTCCCTCAACAAATGCATCGGGAGCAGATGGATCAGCAACGATATCAGCTGCAGTTGCTAACATAAAATCATCACCAACTATATTGACACCTTCACGGGTCATCTTTAAAGAACCAATACCGCGAGAAGAAACTCCGAGTTTTACACCTTCACCAATAAGTGATTGTGCAATCATGCCCATAGGAGTGCTAAGAATCTTTGCCTTACCAATAAAGTTAGAACCAGACTCTCTCAAAGAGACAATCTTATGGGAAACTCTATCGAGATTAACAGTAGGACCGTCAGGGTGACCAAGTTCGCCAAGTGCTCTACCTGCTTGAACATGGTTTTCATTATAACGACCAACCTCTTTACGGAGAGTCTCCATAGGATACATACGACCATTACGGTTTTTAATGTTTCCTTGGAGGAATACTCCTTCAATATACATCGATTTCTTGCCGTTCTTTTGTTCGACAAGAAACTCTACTGATTCTATTTCTTCTCTGATTAGTTTCATCGTGAAAACAGGTCTTTATTCTTTATTTATAGTTATGGACTTGTTACTGGGTTATTATTGATATCATGCCTTTGATATGAACCAATTCCGACTGGATTATTGCTTTCATTGTGGCGTTGATATGCTGATGGTGTTCTGGTTCCAATTCCTGCTGCACTATTATAGGTGTATGCAAGATAATCAGTATTGAAGTTTTCATAGGTCACAGTGGACCAACCAGTGGTTCCGCCAAGACCAGTGACAGTTGTAAATCCCGGTTGTGGAACTGTCGGATCATTATTTGCGTCGTGGCGAATATAAGCCATCAAACTTCATCCGTAGATTCAATTTCTTCATCTTCAACTTCAATAGGATCTTCTCCAGCAAACACACCATTTGCTACTATCGGCCGGAAAGCATCAAGTCTTTCTGCCGACTTTGCATATAGTATATCTTTAAGAGCATCACTGATTTGAGATGGTGACTCGTCAGCAATCATCATATCTAAAAGGTCATCCATTTGGAATTGTATAGTAAACAACTAGATTTATTTATATTTCACCACCCTTGGGCAATTCTGGTGCCTCGGTGGCAGATCCATCAATTTCAGGTTCCATCACTGGAGCACCTAAATCACCACCAGCACCTTCTGGTGCAAAGGGTAATCCTGTTGAAGGATCAATAGTAGCAGGGTCAGGAATAATACCTTTCTTAATTTCATTTTCAATCAACTTATCCTGCTCAAGAATCTCCACATCAGTCTGACGGAGAATCTTACGACGAACATAATCTTGAGAATAATACTTACCAATATAAGGTTCTGCTGTTGCTGCAAGAGTCAGTCTCTCATTCATGAGTTCTGCTTCTTTCAGTTCGGAGAAGTGATTATCATAGAGGAAGTCATATTGAATATGCTCACTCATAATCTCCCAATCTTCTGGAGTAATTACATTCTTCAGAAGTAATTGGGTCTTCAGCATGTCATTAAACATGTTGGAAAATCTCTTTCTTAAACGAGAAACAAACTTGGTGAACTTAAGTTCATCTCTTAAGATCTCAGAAGATCTCCCCAAGTTAAACCCACCTTCTCCATCCATTCTAGATGGAGGGACGTTAAGTGAACGGTAGAGTTTCTTTTTAAAATACTCAATATCAGTGATTTCACCCAAGTTCTGTCCGCCAGGGAGAGTGGAGATTTCGGTTCCTCTTCCACCCTCACGCCTGGGAAGCCAGAAGTCTTCAAGCATTGCCATGTACTTT